AGGACTTCGACACAATAGAAGAGGCGATGGCATTTGTTAAGGACTTGGAAGGAGAACAAACCGAATGAAAGTAAAGACAAGTGAACTAAGCGGAGCCGCGCTCGACTGGGCAGTTGGACAGGCTGATGAGTGCGACTTGGCACCAGTTGAGTATTCAACCAAGTGGGAGTTTGGTGGGCCGATTATTGAGCGTGAGGGGATCGACCTGCAATACCAAGGCGGTGAAACTGATGTTTGGGCGGCTGACATCTTCAATGCGGATAGCATGATTTATGGTGACACACCACTCGTTGCGGCCATGCGTTGTTATGTAGCCAGCAAGTTGGGCGACGAGGTAGAAGTATCCGATGAACTTTTGGAAGGAGAAAGCAAATGAAAGTAACTGTAATTTTTGAGTACAAAGAAATCGTAGACCCCAGTAGCACCAAAGCCGACGAGGTGGTGGAGGACTTGACCAACGAGTGTGAAAGACTGCGCGTTGAGTCCGGCGCTGATGCCGTATGGGTTGACGAAGCAGTAGGAGAATAAAATGAAACTAGACGAGCGTGTGTTGGCTAGCAATGGCAGGTGGATAACTGTAACCTTTAAGAAGGTTGACGGCTCGATACGGGTACTCAACGGCAGGCTTGGGGTTGTCAAGCACCTAAAGGGTGGACAACGTACCTCAAACCCTGATGAGTACATCATCTTATGGGACTCCGAGGCGAAGGGATACAGGCATGTCCATAAGTCCAGGCTGATGTCCGTGAAGGATCAGGGCGTTGAGTATACTTAAGGCTTGTGGTATAATAGCGGGGCTGGTCGCCGCATTCATGATGCTCGTGGTTGCGGTGGCTGGTGTTGCAATGATTTTTGGAGTGATGCAATGAGGTTGACACAATCTTCTTTGGTGGTATCGGGTTGGGGTAAGGATTACCAAGTCATCTATGGGATGATGGGTTCAGGGGAGTCGATTAATGACTACGACTTGGAGATTTATTCTGTGTACAAGCACCCGAATGGTAAACGTAATTTAATTAATCGATTGAATAGTGAGGAATTAGAAGTATTATACAACAGGATATTTGATTATGAAATGGACAATCTATACGAAGGCTGATGAAAACAATTCTCATATATCTTTCAATTCTAATAGGACTTCATATCGTGGCTAAACCGATCAGAGAAATGCAGAAAGAAAAACTAGAACTAAGCGAGCAGGGACACTTCACCAATCCGTTCAGGCGGTACACACAAGAGGAGTTGGCGTTGGCTTACAAGATACAGGAAGAGATAGAACTAAAGAATGTGTTGGACAACGCAGAGGATGCACTGGTATGAGGTGCATCAGTTGCAACAAAATACTTAATGACTACGAGGCAACCGCTAGGTTAAGTAGTACATTAGAATTCCTTGACATGTGCAGCAGTTGTTACTCAACCATTGCTAGTGACGTACCAACAATTAACCGACAAGATTTAAAGCAAGCAAGTGATGATGAAACAGATGAAGACCTGGCATGAGTTTTGCTAAACTTATAAGTGTAAACCTAATAAGGTTTATTGTTCTTATAAGTATAATAAAACCTATAAGATAAAGAGGTGGTGTGTTGATAAATAAAAACATTGAAATGGAAATTCATTGGTCAATAACTGGGTTTGTTGATTTAATAAAACAGGTTGGATTTATTCCAGCAATGGAGTTGTTGGCAGATAAAATAAAAATAACAGAGGAAGAAAAAGAATTGTTAATCAAAATATTCAACGATCAAACGAGGTTTTAATGGCTTTTGTTAAACACAGATTGCCGTGCCATGTGTGCGGTAGCAGCGACGCGGTGTCAGAGAATGAGGACGGGAGCAAGTGGTGCTTCAAATGCCAGCGCCACGTAGGGGAAAAAAACAAGGCTAGTGCGGGTGACCCCCTACCACCTCAAATTAAAACGCTCCTAGACCCCTCTGAAGCCTTCTATGGGGCATTCCCTGATCGTAGGATTAGTAGTGATACAGCCCGCTCTCTTGGTGTGAAGACTTCAGGCAGCACGGTGTTGTTTAATTACCACAACAATCAGGGCGACAGGGTGGCAATGAAGACCCGATACCCGGACAAGTCTTTCAAGGTGTCGGGTGACTGGAAGGACACCACCCTATTCTTGCAGCACCTTTACCCCAAGGGTGGGCAGTACATCACCATCACCGAGGGGGAGTTCGATGCCATGGCGGTGTGGCAGATGATGGGTGGATACCCGGTGGTCAGTGTTCGTAATGGTGCTGGTGGTGCGGTGAAGGATTGCCAAGACAATTACGAGTGGTTGGATTCGTTCGACAAGGTTGTGATTTGTTTTGACAATGACAAACCAGGCATTGAGGCTGCGAATAAGGTGGCTGAATTGTTCTCAGGCAAAGCCCTGATCGTCAAGCATAACAACGAATACAAGGACGCTTGCGATTACCTGAAGGCACGGCAGGAGAAGTTGTTCCACAAACTGTGGTGGTCTGCTCAGGAATACAAACCCGAGGGCATCGTAACTGTGGCTGACATCCGGGAGCAGTTGCTGTCACCACCTGAACGTGGTCTGCCTTGGTGCTTCCCTGCCCTGACCGACCTCACCTTTGGGCGTCGCAAGGGAGAATTGTACGCCTTTGGTGCTGGCGTTGGGGTGGGCAAGACGGACGTGTTCACGCAGCAAATAGCCTACGACATTGAACAGTTGGGGCTGCGGGTGGGTGTCATCTACCTTGAGCAGGCACCAAGTGAGACTGCCCAACGGATCGCAGGCAAACTGGATGGCAACCTATACCATGTGCCTGATGGTGGGTGGACGATGGAGGAATACAAAGCCAGCATTGACCGCCTGATTGACATGGATAAGTTGTTCATGATGAATCACTTCGGGGCTAAGAGTTGGGCTGAGGTTAAGAAGGCTATCCGATACTTCGCCAAGGCTAAGGATATACAAGTCATTTACCTCGACCACCTGACCGCGCTGTCTGCCAACGAGGACGATGAGAGGCGGGCTTTGGACGCCATCATGGCTGACATGGCAGGGCTGGCTCAGAGTGATGGTCTCATCATCCACTTCGTGTCGCACCTGACCACGCCTGATGGTAAGCCACACGAAGAGGGTGGGCGTGTGATGGAGAAGCACTTCACTGGCAGTCGAGCCATTGCGCGGTGGGCACACTACATGTTTGGACTTGAACGCAACAAGCAGCACGAAGACCCCGAGATGCGGCAGGTTACCAAGTTCCGTATCCTGAAAGACCGCTTTACTGGTAGGGCTACTGGACATATTTTCCACATGAAGTATAATAAAGGGAACGGATTGCTTTCCGAGTATCAACTGAGTGAGGACTTCTGATGGGTAAGATGAAGGCATTGGCAATTGAGATCGAGGAATATAAACAACTACTTGCTGAAAGGGCAATGGACGAGATGGCTGGATTCAATGGCACAACACACGAGGACATGGTTAATCACCCACCGCACTACAACCAAGGCGGGATTGAAACCATTGAGGCAATCAAGGCTGCACTTGGTGACGGATTCCCTGCCTACCTGACTGGCAACATCCTGAAATACATGTGGCGGTACAAGCACAAGAATGGGGTGGAGGATTTAAAGAAGGCACAGTTCTACCTAAACCGACTGGTGCAGGAGATGGAAGGTGTGCGTGTTAGCGGTGTGCCTTACAAGGTTCCCTCTTCTTCCATCCTATCCAATGGTGTTTGAATGTGTGATGTATTTGTTGACATCGAAACAAACGTACCCCCAACAAAGATATGGGGTGCGTATACTTATGACACAGACAGTGAGGAATATCAATGGCACGAAAGCCCGCACACGCTACTTCCCTTGCTAAAAAAAGCAGACCAAGTAATCGGACACAACTTGATTGGTTTCGACGGGCCACACCTAAACAGGTTGTGGAAGACGAAGATTGGATCGATGCTAGCGACCGATACATTGATTATGTCGAGGCTACTGAATCCTTCAATCGAAGGTGGGCACAGTCTAGACGCGTGGGGAAAAAGACTGGGGCTGAAGAAGACTGATTACAAGAGGTTGTATTGGCGTCTGCTTGGTGAACGTAAGCCACCACGTGATGGAGTGCAGCACTTCAACGAACCCAACCTTGCCCTACTCAAGAAGTATTGCAAGCGGGACGTGGAGTTGTTGGTTAAATTGTATGCTCACCTCACGAAGGAACTGGACGACAACAACTTCAGCCATAAAAGTATTCAGAACGAGCACAACACCGCTGCCATCATACAAGGACAGATACAGAATGGTTTTACATTCGACATCCCTAAGGCTCAAAGTCTTTTGGCTACGCTTTCAGGCAGGCTTGCTGATATTGAAGGCGACTTGCAAAGTACGTTTCCACCAATTGTTACAGAGAGGTGGAGTGAAAAGACTGGCAAGAAGCTCAAGGACAAGGTGGAGGTCTTTAACCCTGCCTCTAGAAAACAAATTGCTGAACGTCTCGTGTCACTTGGTGTTAAATTTAACAGCACTACAGAGAAGGGTAATGTCATTGTGGACGAGAAAGTCCTAGACGGTATCGACCTGCCTGAGGCTAAGTTGCTCAACGAATACCTGATGCTACAGAAGAGAGTGAGTCAGATCAAATCCTGGTTTGAAGAGGTGCAAGAGGACGGGAAGATACACGGGCGTGTCATTACCAACGGTGCTATCACTGGACGTATGACACACCAAAGCCCTAACATGGCACAAGTACCCAGCGTGTCCAGCCCCTATGGTGCTGAGTGCCGTGAGTGCTTCAAGGCTAGGGATGGTTGGTCGCTGGTTGGCATTGATGCGTCAGGTCTTGAGCTACGTATGCTGGCACACTACATGCGTGACGAGGGGTACACTAAGGAGTT